TACATTTCATCAGGCTCAAAGGTTTATTGCTCTAAGTGTAAGGCTGACTGCAGGCTTGAAAGACAAAAGAAACTTATAAAACTATGGAGTTCAAAAGCATAATAATCTTAATAGTAGTAATTTTACTATCATCTTCTTGCAAATCTAAAAAGCTGGTTGAAACTACTAAGGTGGATTCTGTAATTACGATCGTGCAAAAATTGGAATTAGCAACCGATTCCAGCGATATAGAAACTACCGAACAAATATCATATATTTTTGATACATTGGTAAACCATCAGGTTACTCCTTTAGAAGCTATTAGAGGCGACTACAAGTACAAACTAAAGGCAATACACATAAATAGGCACGTCAAAGAAAGAAAACGCTTACAGAGCCTTAAAATCGCTAAGGTAGAAAACAAGGCTATCAAGATAGATAAGACTGTCATCAAAGAAGAGAAGCCAAAAGGAAACAATACTTTATTGTATCTCCTGGGCATAGGTATCGTAGTTTACCTGATTCTAAAAAAACTTTAAAAATAATTTACCTCATTTACAGTTAGTTACATTTTGCTTTTATAGTTTATTATAGAAATGTTTTAATATATAAATCTTAATTAAGATATTTGAATATCGATTAAAACCAACGATATAAAAATTATGAAAACTATGACAATGTACGATGTAGATTCAAGTATTGCTTATTGTGAAGCTAAAGGTTTTGCAAAAGTGTTTGACGCTTATGCCGAGTTCTGTTCAGGCGAACATATTACTCAGATAGGCTTTAATCCAAACTCTGGGTATGTTTATATCCATTTAGAAAGTAGTATCTGTATCTGTTCTATGTTAGGACACGATGTAGAATACTTTAGCTACAATGGCGAAAATGACGATGAAATGGTAGCAGACACTTACTATGAAGCGATTGAAAATTTAAACAAAAACTAACTATGTTCAACTATCCACAAGAGCCGTCATTCGAGCAAGGTTTGAAAGACGCAATCAACAAATTAACAAACCAGTTACCAAGTGTACAGAAAAACCCTTACGAGTCAAGACAAGTACACACAAGAATCCAAGTATTTAAACGAGCCTTACAATTATTAAATGATCTACCAGAAAGAACAAGCGAGACAAATTAAATCACTTAGCATAGGGGAGACTATGCAAGTACACAAAGTTGAAGGTAACAGAATCAGGGCTTTACTTTCTTATTACAAAAGATTTAACAATAAGATTTATTCCTGCAAAGAATTAACCAAAAACAATTTAACCATAACAAGAAAAAAATGAAAAAGCTAAAAAACCCTATTATCAACGACATTAACATAGTTGAAATAGACTATCAAAACACTTATTACACCGAATACACAGATGGTTTTATTATTTACCACCATAGATTCAAACAAGCAGACCTACGCTTTTGGGTATTAGAAAACTACGACATATCAAGAGGTCAAGTAAAAATTGAATTAGACCCTACAAGTATGGAGCAGGCAGAGAATCCTATTTACTTTACACAGGATGTCGAAGAGTTTATCAACGAGAATTACGAAGAATTGATTTTAGCAATTTTAAAACAACCAGTGCTGGCTTGTCAATCTTCTTTAGGTAGTGCTATTTATAACATTTGTAGACCACGATAATATGATAGACTTAAATAAAAAATATGCTACAAGAGATGGTAACGCAGTAAAGCTATTTGAAATACATAAAGATAAAATAATTGGAATGGTAATATTTGAAGTAACATCTCCATATCCAACTTTATGGGAGTTAAATGGTAAACATATTTCAGATTGGAAACAATTTGATTTAGTAGAAGTATCTGACCCTAAAAGCATTTGGGTAAATGCGTATCACGATGAAGATGGTATAATGTTGGGTGTTGAATATAAAACCAAAGAAGAGGCAATAAACGCAATAGATAATGAAAATGGTGATTATATTAAAACAATAGAAATAACCAACGAGAAATGAGCATTATAACTGTACACAAATTTATTAATAATCCGCCGAAGGAAAGTAAGCTGGATAAATTAAAAAGGCTTTATAGACAAACATTAGAAGATGGTAACTACTGCAAATCAGTCCAGGCAATGTATCTTATAAATAAAGTCAAAGAAGCTGAAATACAAAGCGTTACAAACGATTATGAACTTCATTTATCGAAGCAAATAATTAAAAATAATTACTTAAATTTAATAAAATAATTAGTATCTTTAAAAACCAAAACAAGAAAACTATGTCACTACTAAAAATTCAATCGGAGCTAAAAGCTCCCAAAAACCAGACCAATAAGTTTGGTAATTACAAATATCGCTCATGTGAGGATATCTTAGAAGCAGTAAAACCTTTATTGCTTAAATACGGATGCACGATGGTTATATCGGACAGCATCCAAGAAAAAGCAGGGATAATTTTCTGTGAAAGCTACATTCAATTTATCGACAAAGAAGGTAAGGAGTTTAATTCATCAGCATCCGCTGGAATTGACCCTAATCGTAAAGGTATGGATATAGCTCAGTCGTTCGGAGCGAGCACCAGTTATGCCAGAAAATATGCTTTAAATGGTTTATTCCTTATTGACGATACAAAAGACGCTGACGCTACTAACACTCACGATTCAGTTAAAACAGTAGAAGACAAGTCAGCGAAAGCAGTATTAAAAATAGGTACGGAGTTATTTGAAAAATGCAGATTAGGTTACCTAAAGGATGCAAAGAATTTAACTGCTATAAACGAAAGGTACACAATGGATGCCGAAACTTTAAGACTTTTAACAGCAAAAGGAAATGAAATACTTTAAAGCAAGACCTTCTTCCCTGTCAAAATTGATGGGGAAGTTAAAAAAAGATGGCGAGCTTCCGCAAACCTGTATTACCTACCTTAAAGAATGGTATTCTGGCGACACTGAAGAAATAGTATCTAAATATCTAACAAAAGGTATATTATTAGAAAACGAAGCTATTGACTTTGCAACTAAGGTTTTATACGGTGGTATCAAAGCCTATAAGAACGAAGATATTTACGCAAACGAATGGATGGTCGGAACTCCTGATGTAATTCTTGAGAACTCTATTATTGACACTAAATGTTCTTGGAATAGAAAAACATTTTTAGATTCAGCTTTAGAACTGAATACAGACTACGAATGGCAGTTAAGAGCGTATATGATGCTATGTAATAAAGAATATGCTACATTATTCTATTATTTAGGCGACACTCCTGCTGCTGCTAATTTTGGAACTAAAGTAAGCTATTCACATTTAGAAGACTTTGAACGATGGGTAAGCTATGAGTTTAAAAGAGATTTAGACAAAGAGCAAGAGATAATAGACAAGGTAGAACAATGCCGAGAATGGCTAAAGAATTACGATGCCGAGATACAGGCAAAATTAGGTACACGAATTATAACCCTTTAAAAAAATAGAAAATGGAAGTACAAGGAACAATTTACTCAATCGGACCAGTCCAAGAAGTAAGCGAAAAATTTAGAAAGCAAGAAATCATTTTAGAGACCTTGAATGGCGAATACACGCAACACATTAAATTACAATTTGCACAAAAGAAGATTGACTTATTACAATCATTTGCTCCAGGTAGCGAAGTTGTATGTCAAATTAACATTGCAGGTAAGTTGTATAAAAACAAAGAAGGTAAAGAAGATTCTTTTACAAATATTGTTTGCTGGAAGATTGATAATGTAGGTACAAATGTAATTACAAACCCTACTGAAGACCAATCATTACCCTTTTAATTAAAGAAATTGGTGCTGCTGCAAGCGTTCTTTTTGCACCAAAGATAAGAGGTGTCTGCGAACAATATTAGGGGAAAGTTTTACAATTTTAGCAGAGATTAACACCCAAGTGCTAACGAGCAGCGTTAGTATTTTAAATAAACCAAAACAATAAAATTATGACTCCAAAAGAAAAAGCACACGAATTATTTGAAAAAATGGCTTTACATATTTGTAATACTGATGCTCAAGAATGTGCATTAATAGCAATTGATGAGATGATAGAATTATGTGAATCTTATGTAACACCATATTATCAAGAAGTTAAAAAAGAATTAGAACAAATTTTAGAAGATGGATTTTCTAGAGGAGTATAGAACTGGTAATGTTACGATTGAAGATTTAAGTCAAAAGTATAACATATCCCAAAAGCGAATAAGAGAAGTCC